AAGTTGAATGTTGCCGTTATCTAATTTTTTAAACTGTGCGGTTCGAACTCTAACGATGTCATTAGCAGGATCTAAGCTGATAGTTCCTTGTCCAACAGATAAGATAACTGTGACTCTCATGTCACCTTCAACAACCACATCGGTGTTTCCAACACCAATTTTCATGTTGCCAATGGTGGATATACCACTTACATTGACTCCAAGATTACTAGTATTCCCTAAACCTAAAACATCATCAAGAGTTTGAGTTTCTGTGTAAGATGTTAGATACGTGTTAGTATCAACAGATCCATCTGCCTTAAGGAACTCAGTAGAAGCACCACCATCTTTTACAAATGAAGTTGCAGTAATGACTCCAGTGACATTAAAGTTTCCAGTGCCAGTAATATCATTACTATTAAGATCTAAGTCTCCGCCGAGTTGTGGAGTTGTGTCATCCACAATATTACTACTACCACCACCAGATTGATCGGCAAAGGAAAGAACGCCAGAACCATTAGAAACAAGAACCTGATTGTTTGATCCTCTTGCTGCAGGGAAAGTATATCCATTTGAACTTGTTCCAATACGAAACTGTCCATCACTATTGATGTGAATTCTATCTGCCTCAGCACCATTTTTATCTCTGGTTCTGATATTTACAATACAAGCATCTTCATCAGTCCCGTCAATATCAAACTGAACACTTGCCATGCTTTGCATGGAACCATCTTGTTGTCCTTCAATATTCAGACGATAAATGTAGTCACCAGTTTGTAAATTAGAAGGACTTGCTTGTGTTCCTCTACCTCTTCTAACTCTGTGGTCTACTGCATCGGCACTGTTGTTGTATTGTTCGAGTCTGATTTGTGTTTCTTGTGCTGCCTCACCAACAATGTGAAACTTGGTCTCTGGATTTGCTGTGCCAATGCCTAAACGATTATTAGCAGCATCAAGAGTCAGTGCAGTACTAGTTGTAAGTGACTTGCCTGTTCCAACGACAACAACACTGTTTACGTCGCCAAGTGAAGAAATGGTTGTTATACCAGATACATTAAAATCCCCACCAACAGTTAAGTTGTCAGCAATTGCCACACCATCTAGATCAATGTGCATCCTGTCATTGTTTGGATGCTGTCCACTTCCACCATCAGCATCAGAAGCACCGTGAGATGGTTTATCAAGGTAGAAACCAATGCGTCGATTGGCTGCACCAGAAGTGTTGTCAATGGCAGCAAACCAAGTCTCATACCAAAGTTGGCCCATACCATACTGTCTGTCATTGGATGAATACCAATTGGCAAACTTTACCTTTACTGTATCCTCATTGAAAGCAAAGAACTGAGAACCAGAACCATTTAGTCTGAGATCACCACTAACTCTAATGTCTTCACTATAAAGAGTATCAGCAATTCCTACTGTGCCTCCAATTGAAACAATATCAAAGTTTGCATCACCAGAGAATGTAGAAACACCTGATACAGTAAGTGTTGTTGCACGAATATTGGCAGTTGTAATTCCTAATCCATCGGCATTTGCAAAAGATAAGTTTCCAGATCCATCAGTTTGAAGGACTTGATTTGCGTTACCGTCTGATGTTGGGAATGTATATTCATCGTTGAAAGTGATTGCACCACCAGTTGCAATACCAATTCTTACAGAGGGAGTACCGCTGAATGAATCATGAGTCAGAAACTGTAAGTCTCCACCTGCTCCACCGGCACCTGATCTAGATCTTAAAACAGCACCTTGCTTAAAATCCGTTCCATTGTGTCCATAGAACACAAACTTACCAATCTCATCACCACTTTGGGTTACTGAAGGACTGTCCTTTGTTCCTCTTGCTTTATGAAGAAGTACATCAGGGCCATCGTTACTATCATGATATTGATCAATACGCATTGATCCTTCAAATTGATCTTCACCAACCAAGTGTAAAGTTCTCACTGGATTGGTAATACCAATACCCAATCTGTCATTGACAGTATCGATACTTAAAAGATCGGTTGATACAAGAGTCTTTCCACTACCAACAATAACAGTCTCATTGGTTTCACCAAGTGAAGAAATAGTTGTAACTCCAGATGCATTGATGTCTGCAACTGAGATATCTGGGGTTCCACTCAATCCTGCCGATGTTCCAGTGATATTACTATCAGTTAAAGCGACCGTACCTGTGGAATCAGGAAACGTGATTGTCCTGTCGGCAGTGGCGTCCACTGAAGTAATGGTGGTTTCAAAGTCATTATCAGTAGAACCTTCAAATCTGAACTGAGTTCCAAACTCAAGAGTTCCACTAATGTTTGAATAGATTAAGGTTGCATCTCTTTCAGTATATCCATCGTCTACATCACTTTGTTCACTAGCAGTGGTGGTATTAATTGTAATGTTATCACGTTGTGCAGCACTTCTGGGGATAATATCCACATCACAAGTGATGTTGCCATACAGACTTGCATTATGAATATATTCAAAGGCGATGATGAATCCAGCAGTGCTGGTTTCTTTGGTGAACAGTTTTGGTTCAATAAATGCTGTTCCGTTATGTTCTTGATAATAATTGGTTGTAAAGGAAAGATCAGGTAAGGTATTACTTCTTAAGGCACCTGAGAAATATACAATCTGATAACTGCTAGCACTTGTTGCAGTGATTCTAGCAATGAAGGTATAGTTCTGCGAATTGCCAGATGGGATGATGGTAGCAATCTTCTGGTATTCACCTTGACTGTAATAACTCCCATTGGCACTGCCGTCAAATACTTGACTGAATCTAACAGTGTTTGCATTTACAAAACGCTGCTCAAGGAATTGTGGAGCATTACTTCCTGATTGAAATATCGGAGCAGAGAGGGTTTTGTTTGTTAGAGTTTCAGTCCTAGTGACATAAGAAACTGTTCCGAAACCACTACTGACGAAGTTGGACGCAGTTGTAACACCACTAATGTCAACATCACCAGTATAAGAAATTGATCCTCCACCATATGTTTCCTGCCATGGTGTGATATTTGTTATAGTTGTGGCAATACCAACACCTGAGGTATCTTGCCTTACGAATAAATTTCCATCATAAGTATTAAGAGCTATTTCACCCAACTCTAAGTTGGACAATGCTGGCCTTTTAGATGCGACAGCAGATCTCTTTAATCTAATATTAGGGCTTGCCATTTATGAAGTGCTGGTATATACCAAGATACTCAGTATAAACTGAGTTTTTATTATTTATCCTTACTTAAAAAGTTCCTCCATCGCGAACTTCAATGTTTTCAGGTGTTGATATTTTTTTTCTTGTTCTTTTTAAAGTTGATGATTTACTTAGATTTTCTATTTGATCTTCTCTTTCTCGAACATGTGTTCTTAAATTTTCAATTTCTTGAACTAGTTGTTGATTTGTCTGCACTAATTCATCAATCTTTTCTTTATATGAAGATGCAAGATCTGTGATTTGTTGAACTTTTGAATCTAATAAAATAGTCTGATTAAATAACTCAATAGTTTTTTTCTGATAAGCGTTTATCACATATTTTGACTCATCCATAAAAATAGGGGGGTTATCGCCCCCCTATTTATTTACTTTTTTCTTATTATCAGAATGCACCACAATCAATTAATATATTTTCAAGCACTCTATCTGAGCCACTAACAGAAATTACATTTTCTCCTGTTCCTGCACCATCAGATGCAACCAGTCCGGCGACTTCAATAGTGGAGTATGTTATACTTCCTAATACACCACTTGTCTCTGTTACTTCTGCAGCAAGTGCAATTCTTGATGCCGAATCATCCCAGAATACTGCTGCTTTCTTTAAAGAATCAGTATAATAATTTAAAAGTAAACCAACGTCTTTGTTAGTATCAGAACTGAGTGAGGCACCATCGACAACCTGAAGTTCAATCAGGGTGTCTTCAACAGTCAACTGAGTTGTGTTGACCTCAGTGGTTGTACCATTGACTGTTAAATCTCCAGAGATAATCAGACTACTAGCAATTGAAACATTACCATTACTATTTGCAATTGTAATCGCTGCTGTACCATCTTTTGCTTGGATAGCACCAGTTTCAATAGTTGGAACATCAAGTTCCGTTGTAATGTTTACAGTGTCTGGTAAACCAATAGTGATGGTTTGTCCAGATACACTTGTGTTGACTTCATTTGCTGTACCAGAAACTGTCAGAGTCTGAGAAGTGGCAACAGAGCCAGAACCAGAATCAGCTGCCAATGTAGTTGTCAAATCAACATTGCCAACTGTAGTATCAACATATGCTTTGATGGACTGTTGAGTCGCTAAAGCATCTGCTCTATCAGATGCCAGGCTGTCTTCATCAAGGATTGCTGTAACAGCAACACCTGCAAGGGTAAAGGTTGTAGCGGTAAGACCACCACCAACAACAACATTGTCAGGAAGACCAACAGTTACAGTTCCATTTGATCTTGAAACTTCAACTTCACTTGTAGTTCCACTGACTGTAAGAACAGCACCATTAGTGCTATTTGCCAGAGTTACAGCGCCTGAAGAAACTGAGAAATCACCAGAGTCAAATGATGCAATACCTTTATTGCTGTCTGATGCATCTTCACCAGCGACTGTAATGGTTGTTCCAGAGTGAGTGACATCAACACCCTCTCCACCATTGATGGTGAAACCGTGAGAGGATGGAGTAAGTGCTCCACTATCAGTGGTTACCGACTTAACAACAGCATCATTCAGTGAAACAGCACCACTAGAAACACCAAAGTCATTGCTATCAAATGAGGCAACACCCTTGTTTGAAGTCGAAGCGTCTTCTGCAGAAATAGTTACAGTGTCATCTGTAACAACAGTATCAATGCCTTCACCACCAGAGAAAGTGAGTGTATTTCCAGTGGTAAAAGTATCAGTTCCACTATCACCAGCAATATCGAATGATCCAGATGGAATGGCTGCAAATTGAAGAGTTGATATTCCTGAATTGGTTGCAGATATTTTTAAGTACTGATCTGCTGAGCCCGAAGCGGGCATAATATAAGTATGAATGCCAGACAGAGAGTCTGGAGACTTAATTTCAATGAAGTCATTACCATTATCAGTTCCTTCATATAATCTGATTCCACCTCCCGTTGTAGTTCCTTCAAGAGAGAAAAAATCGTTTCCACCAATTAGTTTATTTCCATCAGAGGATCCAACATATAACTGATAAGAATCAGTTGTAAACCCAGGTTCTCCAATTGCCAAAGATGGGAGATCTGCTTGAGCTCCTCTTTTTAACTTTAAGGTAGGTGCAGCCATTTACTTATTGTGCCTATTGGCATTGTTTTCTTTTACTATTTAGAAAGAACCATAGTCTAAACTATCATCATCAGTGCCGTCTGATCTGTCAATGATTTCAAAAGGAGTTGTAAATGTAAAGTCATCACCGTTAAAGAATAATATATCATTTGTACTTGCAGTGCCGACAACATCATCCAGACTGACAAGTGTTGTTCTGCCTACTCCAGCAGAGTTGGTGGTTGCGATAAACTTACCTTGAGATGAAGAATATTGAATTATATCTCCATCATTAAAATCTCCTGCAAGTAAAGTTGCAATCCCTGCTAATGTTCCCAATGAAGTAATAATACCTGCTAAAGCAGATCCATCACCATGAAATGATGTTGCAGTTACAATTCCACTGACATCAATTGATGAAAATGTAACAGCAGTTCCAGGTGCAACCACTCCTTTGATGCCTGTATAGTATGCACCACTTATGTAAACACTTTTTCCAGAGAAATTGATACCATCGGGAAGATTGCTTCCAATGAAGTGTAGAACTCCTGCTTGATAATCAAAAAACCATTCATCATTGTTGCCAGAACCTGTGACAAATACTTGATCTCCATTTGCTGCAGCATTGGAGGCATCACCAGATGTATGAATATAAACCTTGACAAGATATGTGGATCCTACTTGAGGGGGAATCCAGTCAGTTAATCCGGTCTTCCAAGTTCTATTTGCAGTGGCAGTATTATCTGCTGTAAGTTCAACTGGTGCAGATGTTGTTCTTACATTAACAACTCCCTGAGTGGAAGCAGGTATGATAGCAGGAATTTGTGCTGACTCAGACCAAATAGTTGTTCCCTGTACAAATAAAGGAGAAGCAATAGCTTCATTAGGTGCTAATTTATTGGAGTTTGTATCTGTCTTTACTCTGCCGTAACCAACTTTCTTCCAAAGGTAATCAACCTTTTGGGTATCTGAAATAGCCATTATGCTGCCACCCCAATACTAAGTGCAGTAACAGATTGACCTGAAGCAAGAGCAATTCTTACTAGGACAACATTACCAGTAGCATCAGACATATTTTGATCACCTAATGTCATTGTATATCCACCACTTAATGATGTTGATGCTGCTATTCTATCACCAGAAGTGAAAGCACAACCATCACTTCCATTACCACCGTTAGCAGTATCACTTCCTGGTGTACCAGAACCACCAAAAGTTTGATCTGCTCTCAACCAACCATTCAAACCAGAGGCATCGTCAATATCAGTTCCTGGTGCAGCGATCCAAAGTCCAGAAATACCTGAGGATGTTATGTTTATATCAAAGTTTGCAACAACTTGTCGTCGGAATGCAAACGTAAAGAATTGAGTTCCAGTATCACTACTTCTATCAGGCCCAACCGGCAAGAAACCGGAAGAATAATCTGTGGTATCGTGCTTAAGAACTCCAAGTCTAACAGTCGCTTCTTTTGTTCCAGAAACTCCAGGATCTGATGATTCTGAATATGTATTATTCGTGTAAAAATTAGTCGAACCATCAAAAGATGGAGTGTTTGCAGTTGCTGAACTAAAATCAAATACTCTCACACCATCATCATCAAAATTTGATCCAAGAGAGTCGGAAACGGCGATTGCCGTTTCATTAATACCACTTTGTGATGCTGTATGCACTTGAATCTTTGTACTATTAGTGGTATAAGAACCATTACCGCGAGGATTTTTTGCCCTTACCTTGATAGTTTGAACAGATCTTACACTGCTTGAAGTAATTGGAACAGCAAGAGTTCCAAACGTGTAAGCAACACCAACACCTGTATTTGCAATAGGAATACCACCGCTTAAGAAAGTCGTGTCACCATCAATATCCGAATAATTATAATCATTGTTTCCAATTACGTTTCCAGAAGTTGATTCTTGATTAGTTCCAGGATCAACTTCAACGGGTGAAGTGATATTCCTATACGTTTGTCCCATGAAGTTTGTCACTTCTACGCCTGTTAGGTTGAGCGAAGGACTTCCTGTATTATAGTATGGAATTCCAGAAATATATTTTTTAGTGCCACCTGTCCCCTCACTTAGGGTGCCTGCGGTTACGCTAGGTGTACTATTTAGATTGTCTTTGACAAAGGTAACTAATCCACAAGATCCAGTGGAATGAGTCATTCCAAAATCATTTACTCCAGTATCAATGCCTGACAGTGCTTTTGAAATTCTGGCAGTAAAACACTGGAAAAATCCTGTGGGATATGTAGAAGATGAAATCTCATCATGAGCATCACCCTCAGAAGTAATTACTAAGGATGTAAATGTGCCAGTTTCTCCAGTTGAAGTGGTGAAGGTTTTCTGACCATCTGCAGAACCATTGTAAAGTGCAGTCAGAATACCAGTATGTGAACCATTGATATCATTCAAATTATTTGTTTGAATTGTTGAAGCCGTGGCATATCTGGTTACACTAGATCCAGAGGGAATACCAGATCCTGATGTATTGTCAGTGGCATTTGCACAAAGTAAAGGACTAGTTCCTTCAGAGCCCGTACTTAAAGTTAAAGTAGATGCACTTAAAGATGTAGGAGCAGATGGGACAGCATTTAATTGCATTGTCACTGTACTTTGTCTTCCATTTTGAACTAATGTTCCAGGAGTACCGTTAGCAGTTAAAGTGACAATTTTGTTTCCAGTGGATCCCTGGAATGTATGATTGATTGGTGTTGATGTACCTCCAATTGCCTCATTATTAGCGATAGTATCATTAGAACTTCCATCACCCCATGCGAAAACATAATCATCAGCATTCTGAGATGTGTTTGTAAAAATACCAACTCTTCTATTTCTACCAAATATATCAACACCATCGTACAGATCTTGACTATTATCACCAGTTCTGTCACTAATTACAGTTGCAACACCAGTGAAAATAGAACGAGTTTCGGGTTCAACCGTAACCACAACATTATCCGTGATAAATGGAGATGAAGTATGATTAGTGATTGCTCTTAGATTTACTGCAAAAGTTCTAGATGTGCCGACAGATTGTTGCTCATCTGTAAGAGCAAATGTGTGAGAAATATCCACATCATTATCACCGGCAGATCCACTTCCAACATTGACATTATCTGTACTTCCATCACCCCAAGTCCACCTGTAAGTATTACCAAATGTAGTAAAACTACCAATGGTATCCTCAGTTGTATTTGTGAATATAACTGGGAATCCTGAGTTTGAAGAACTATTAATACCAATTAAAGGTGTATTGGAAAAAGAGGGTGTGTGAGTTGAATAAACTCTAAATGTCTGTGTTCCATTTACAGGTATAACACCAGGGTTAGCAGCAGGGTGGCTACTCAATTCTAAATCTACAGTATATTCAGTATCTTGTTCTGAGGAATTATTGTAAGTATGAACAGTTCTTCCACCACCAACACCACCAGGATCAGAGTTTTGATTAATAGTGATGATGTCTCCATCACCCCAATCAAGCGAATATGTAACTGCAAATCCAGTTACATTTGAAGTTGAGTTTTCAAGGTATACAGGAGTGCCACTATCCCAGAGACTAATTGAAGAACCGCCAGAAACAGCAGCAAACATTTCAAAGGCAATACCAGGATCGGGAGTGTATACTACAACATAATTTGATTTAATTACTGTGAAACTATGTCCTGCACCAACTCCGTTATTGTTGTAAGCGGTTACAGTAACAGTGTTAGTACCGCCGCTAGATTGAGTATATGTGTGACTTACTGTCGCTAAAGAACTTGCAGTATCAGAAGATCCATCACCCCAATCAATATCATATCTGTTAGCATTGCCAGAATGAGTGATAGTTAATGCTATACCAAGCGGAGAACCACCCGCAAGAGGAAATCCCTCAAAGTCTACCTCCGTCACTGCAGTGTTTCTGATGACATTAAACATTAATTCATTTAAGTCATCAATACTATCTGTAACTTTAGTTTCGGTAGTGAATGTATTAAGTGCTCCAGGAGTTACTAAATCAGAATCTGTTGGAGTTCCCAATCCGATACTCATACCGTCTGTTACAGCTATACCAGAAGAAGTAGAGTTGATAGTAAAAGAACCACCATCCTGAGAAACTGTGATATTGTCTCCTGCAATTATATTGGTTGCGATTCCTGTAAGTCCAGAACCATCACCATCAAATGATGTTGCAGTAACAACACCAACAGACATTCCGTTTGATGATGTATTTCCTACAGAGAGAACCTCATCTAATGAGGCACTTCCAGCACCGCTATTTACAACTGTTTCCCACTTATTTTCTGATGCGTTATATTGAAGAATATATCCATCTGCTAATCCAGAAATATCAACATCAGAGAGATCTTTAATATATCCTGCTCCACCACCTCCGATAGTGGATAGTTGTTGCTGAATGCGAGTAACAAAAAGTTGATAATGCTTTGAAAGATCATCTAATGTTGCAAATTTTTGATCGATCGGAGTAAGAGGATCTTTTCCTGCTCCAATATCTTGGTTTACTTCTGAAGGTTCATTTATGATTTGCTCATTAAGTTTAATTTGAGTTTTTTTTATATCCTCTACGATTTTGTAGATAGATTTAATGTCACTTTCAATTGGTAAAAATCTTTTATTAGATTTTTTTATAGACTCTTGAAGTGTAATAATATCATCATCATAATATTTTACTTTGGGGGCTTTAGAAATTTCTTCTTTTAACTCAGTAAAATACTTAAGAAGTAATTCGTCAGTTTTTACACTCTCTTGATTATACTTCTCTAATTGTTCTTGTATGGATTTCTTTAGTTTATTGTACTCACCTTGTATCTGTTTTTTTAATTTTCTATCATCATCTTTGAACTCATTATGAAGATCAAAAATTTTCTGAGATGATTCTTTGATCTCTGCGAGTATTTGTTGCTTATCTTCTGCAAAATTATCTTTTACTTCATTAATAAGAACTTTATTCTCAAATACCTTTACGTCAACAGTTTCAAGGATTGAGTCGAGTTCTAAACTTATTTTTTCTTCGACAGTTCCAATACTGTCATTTACATTGTCAAGACTTTCCTCAACTCCTTTAAAATTTGCCTCAATCCAAGGAAAGTTCTTTTTGACAATTTCAATATCTTCTCTAATAGATTGAAGATCTTCATCATAATATTTTGGTTCTGGGAGATTTTCAATATCCTCTTTGACGATATTGATCCTATTTTGTATGTCATCAATATACTCATCATAATACTTTACTTCGGGAAGTTCTGATATAGTATTACGGACAAGATCAATCTGCTCACAGATTGCTTCAACTTCTGTGTCGTAGTATTTTACTTCTGGTATTTCATTTCTTATTTCATCAACGATCTCGCAAAGTTTTTCTAACTCTGCGTCATAATATTTAATTTCTGGGATATCGGGGATTTGATCTCTGACATCATTGATTATTTTTAAAAGTTCTGGCCATGGAGGAATAATATCCTCAATTTCAGCAAAAGTATTCCCTTCAGCATCCTCTATGGATACTGTCTCTTCGCTTAAAATTTCTGTAAAATCTTCAACTGAGGGAAGATCTTCGTTATCTGGTATATCTTTTATCGATGGTAATATATTATTCTCTACTAAACTATCCAAAGAAGGTAAGTCGTCTTTACCTTCTTCAATAAAATCCTCAACAGAGGGTAAATTTTCATCAATAAGATCTTCAATAGAAAGCAAATCTTCCTTAGACATTTATTAGTAACCTATGTACTTTGGGATTTCTCTCCCTTTCAGTTATTTAGGATCTTCCTTAAGTCCATCCTTTAACATCTTGGCAAGTTCTGCAGTAGAACCAACGAATAATGCATTGTTTACTGTAGACGGACCTTTAACCGCTTTATCTTCCTCAACATCTTTGAGTTTTTTCTGCAGGTCCATCAACTTGTCAGTTGCATCAGATACACTCTTAATCAACTGACCAGCAACTTCATAGGCTCTTGGTTGCTCAGATTCTTGTGCTAATTCGAGCACACCATTCAGTGCTTCTTGCCCCTTCTCAATGATTGAATAAAGATTACCTCTTGTATAATCGTAATCTTTTTTGATGTCGTCAGCAGTTGCTTTGATCTTGTCGATTTTCTTTTCAACAACCTCAGGGTGAACGATATCATTTGACACATCGAACGCATTATTAAGATCGTCGTACTTTTTTGTCATCTTCATGAGATCGTTCCGCTAAATCCAAAGTCATCGCCTTCCGCGATGAGTGCATCATCAGCATCATTGATTACCTTAATAGGTGAACCCTTGACATGAGATACAATAGTGGTATTATCTTGACCACGATTGACTGTGATCTTATTACCAGAGATGGATTTGATAAACAATTCCTCACCATTTAGATCGACATATGTCTTGGCAGTGAGACCACTCGCATCTTCGACTTCGATTACCTTAGTTGTTATAGTGATGTCATCGGTGATTGTTGTTGCAACTTCACCAGTATAATCCTTGATCGCTCTAGGAGTGACAGTGTAAGAAATATCTCTTGTGGTGCTTCTGGAATCTCCAGAAATATAAGATACTTTTGCAACCTTGATGATGTCTCTCGTTGCAGAGGAGACAGGACCGTACATGTATGTTTTTGCAGTAAATCTTAAGGTATACAGAAGGACTCTTCTCTCCTTAAAATCTCCGTCATAATCATCTTGCATTGTGATGTTCTCAAGCACAACGGGAACATCTCTTTTTTCCTTGATACCCTCAACTAACTCAACAGTCAAGTTATACGCTGGTTGGAAGTATGGAAGAATTTGCTCAACAATTTGCAGCGCATCATCATTCAACTTACACATAATTGCAAGTTCAAATTGCATATTATATGGAACTGGCATGAAACCTTTTTTTGTTTCCTCACCAGTGTTTGGATCCTTAACAACGAAGGTTTGAGTGGTTGTTACTTTCCTTGATGGATCGTAGGTCAAACCAGTAAACTCAAATGACATTCTTGGCAATGTCATTGCAGTCGATCTATTTAAATCTGCCTGCTGCTCAAGTCTCGCAAGAAACTTTTGTGTGGGACCATATGCTAAGGGCACTTTGGTCACGCTAACAACCGAATCAGATGCATTGGTCGCTTTTATTGTCAAGCTATTAAAGAGAGTACCAAATCCAATGATGGTCCTCCTCAATATCTCGTTATAAAAATACTCAAACATTGTTAAGGTTTAATGATAATATTATTTAGGGAATACCAAATGGGTTTTGTTCACTAAAGTCTAAAATAGAATCTGCTTCAGTTTCAATGTTTACATTATCTGCAAAACCATCATCAGGTGGATCAGTGTTTATAACTCTCAATTGATGCGAAGCACCTGAAGTTGATCCAACAATATTTTCTCCAACAGTGAAGTCTCCTCCGACTTTGTAAATTTCTAGCTCGTTAGTTGTAGAATCCCATCTCTTAACTCTTGCTGTCGTTCCGCTGATTGATCCAGTCACAACTTCATTAAATGCAAAGTCTCCTGTCGAATCCAGGTCTGGGTTTGCAATAGTAATTGTTGGAGCAACTGTGTATCCAGCACCAGAGTTTGTGAAGTGAATTGCACTGATTGTTCCAGCAGCACTTACAATCGCTGTCGCAGCAGCAGACACAGTTGAGACACCAGAGATTGTAATAGTGGGGTTGACTGTATATCCAGCACCAGCGTTTGTGATGGTTGCAAGACCAACTACTCCAGTGTTGATAACAGCAGTTGCAGCAGCTCCTGCACCTCCTCCACCAATAAACTGCACACTAGGTGGTGTAGTATAACCAGCACCAGGATTAATAATATCTACCTGCTGAACAGATTTAAGTGCTGGATTAAGATTATCAGTACAAACTCTGATACCACCAATAAACACAGCGGTTCCTATACCAGTCGTCCCAGTGATAGGTGCGGAAGAGATCGCAACTCGTGGGGGAGAACTATAGTTACTTCCTCTATTAGATATGACGAAGTTCTGAATACCTCCATTAAACAATGAAATAACTGCAGTTGCAGTGACGCCAGTCCCTACGAGTGTAAGTGTCTGTGAGGGACCTGTGAGGGTGCTGATACCATCCTCAGTCTCTCCAGTGAGTTCTCCGCCAACCAGTACATCATCTATATCATCAATACCAGTATCGATGAGTTCATCCTCAAGTCTGAAGAGTTCACATCTCAACTCATAAACATAATTTTTCTGAAGTTGATAAAATGGTCTCTCATGTTCTACATACTTAATCTCGAATAATCTATCACCAAGTGGGAAGTAAACTAAATCTCCCTCTTTTGGTCTGGTTGAGAGTTTGATATTCGTTTCGTTCTTAATCAAAGGTTGGATATAGTTCTCCCACCTTTCTTTTGATATAATCAAATTCAGTTCATTCGTTGCTTGAATACCAAACTTAGATAATAGAGTTGGATTATCTCCATATCCATCTACATTCTCAACATACGCTTCTATGGGATATGCATCATCAAATGATGACTGAATTACCTCACGTATTACAGATTTCTCAGTAACATACTTTCTGGGAAGGTAATGCACCTCAACCCCATACATCTTCAACTGTTCGTTGATAAGATCTTGGAGCAGATTTTGTTCTGTCCTAGCGCCTTGCTGAAAATATGGATTAAGCATGATATCAACCTATAAAATCCAGTGGGGGAAGTTCATAAGTGTTTGACATTTGCTCTTTGATCATTTCTAAATCTTTTTGAGCATCATCATAAATTTGTCTACCGTTAAGTTCTACTCCTCCAGGCAATTTGACACCTTGGAACTTAATAAGGTTTTGACCCCACTGCCTCTTCATGAGAGCTGTAGCATATTTTTTTAAGAAAGCGTCGTTATAAACTCTTGTAAAATCATTTGGATCAATGAGTCTGTAGCAGTCAATAATAAGGTAATCATCAACTGCCACGTCACCAAAGTCGATATCTAAGTATAGTCTATTTTGTCTTTGGTTAAATCTTATTTGCTTATCATTATTCAGAATAAAATCTAAATCTTCCAAATACCTTTTTGTCATTGCATATGTAAGGATCTCAGTCGATCCAAAATAATACATGTCATTAAGGAACATCTGATACTTCACACTGAACATATTATTTGTGGAAGTTTGTGGTCCGTCATACTTAAAGATCTTGTTGATCCCTATGACTGATGGTGGAACTTGAATATAGTTACTGTTTTCTTCATAATCAAATGTAGTTGATAATCCTACAGTTGATGTTGCGGTTGTTGTAACGATACCGATAGGGTTATTACCACCTCTTCCTTGTCCTCTATCTTTATCTGCTTGTGTTATCTTATACTTTAAGAAAGTTTGAATGACACCATCAAAATGACGCTCATGAAAATACTGTAGAGCATCATCAATAATATCCTCTACTTGCTCATCAGCAATATTGATTTCTAGGACCGGAGCACCAAGTTGTCTTTTGCAATAATTTATTAGGTCTGCCCTACTAGATGGTTGTGCCATTTAACAAACTATTCTCCTAACATATTTAGGGAGCAGATGAAATACCTGCTTCTACCATAATATTTCCGTTCACGATACTGTAAACAGTAGATCCTGAACTTACCAAAACATTATATACATATCTTCCTTCTTTTAAGTTTCTTGTATCAGTTGATCCAAGAGAAACTTTAAACTTGCCATCATAAGCACTTGTAAATCCTACAGTGAAACTGGTAGTAACTCCGAGTGTTGCACCAATAGCAACACTCTTTGCCATTTGAGCAGAACCCGAATATCCAGTGAAGTTAAATGCAGAGTTTGATGTATTAACTACATTAAAGTTAGCATTAAAATCTGCACCAGTGTGAATAGTAAAGTTAGCCGCCTTAGGTACACCAGCGTCTGGATCAAAAGTGATATTCTTGCTAGGCATTGGGCATTCCTATGATTGACATCGTTTCCTGTTGTTTATAATAAAGTTTGCAAAATGACTTTGCAATATTTCTAAGAGTGTCACGATCATCACAACTATCTATCTCAGATGCTAGTTGCGAATATGCAAACATCTTTGATAGATTGCTAAGTTCGATATTGTCGGGATCCATTGATAATCTCCTTAAGTAAAAACTTGATTTCATCTAGTTCGCCCTTAATGTTAGCAACTTCTTCTTCGATTGTCTGTACCTTTTGATTCTCTTTGGATTTTACACTCCTTCTTTCAACATATTGATTATAATCTGTTCTATTCACGTTAATGATAGCATTAGTTTCGGGATCTCTTGCGAGATCCCCATGTCCTTCAACTGTGTAATAATCCATCAGGCAAGTGCAATAACTCTAAGGTCTTTCATTCTTGGAACATGCACCTGACTTGTAGAGGTCATCAGAAGTTTGATTCTGTAGTTTCTAAAAGCAGGCAACTCATCAATACTAAAGACATATTCTTTGAAGTCAAGATTCTCGGACTCAAACGCATAGATATTGGATTTGGGAACGAAAGAATCCGACTCGCCATTATTGTCTTTAGCATCAATCACATCTCCCCTGACATTCAAGTTAGAGTATCCGGGGAATGGGATAAAGATTGGATCTTTACCCTGCTCATCGTTGATTGCATAAAATGCTCTGATGTCAGATTTAACATTGACATGAGCACTAACCAAAATCTTTATTGAAGTAGCAGATTGTTCCAATACGACTTCTTTAGAAACATACTGACATGCAGTTGGGTCTGCATTAAGTGTGTTGACTCTACTATCTGTCGCAAAGTTTGTCACAATGTTATTTACTCTATTGGATGTAAGAACTGTGCTTACTCTTTGAGCATCGACAACTGGAGAAACTCTTGTGTCAGTTGTATTCATCAAAAGTCTCATATTCATTGACTTACCGCCAACTATCGCAGTAAGTTTTTCATCTTCATTAACCTTGGAAGCAATCATCCTTGGTGAATCAAGATAGTTTGCTTGGTTGAGTGTAAGTGCTTCAAATCCAGTATCAAGATAAGGAAGTTCGGTTCCACTTAAAGAAGAAGATGTAGTAGATCTCAACTCCGCAGTGAGACTTGTTCCCTTGACAGTTACGTTCTGAACAATTGGTGTGATAATCTCGAAAGGAATGTTCTTAGAAGCCTGAACATTGTAACCACCTGTTGACTTGGTGTTGCTCAAATAGAGAGCAGGGAATCCAACATCATTACTTCTATCATCATTAGCACTGTCAAGTGCAGTCATGTCAAGTTTTATATGATAAGAATCGAATGTAATCGGGTTCGCAACCGTTACGTTATTCAAGTCATGAGTCTTGTTGATTCTTTGAAGATTAACTCCAGAGTTTTCATACTTATAAACAGGTGTTCCAACTGGATAGTTAATAGGATTAGATCCTCTAACTATATTTCCACCAATGTTGTTGCCCGAGACATTATCATATTCGATAATCTCACTACCAATAAGAAGATATCCTTTATTAGTAGTTCCAACTCCAACATTCTCAAATGTTGAGAACTGAGTTGCTGCATCAACAGAGATAGCACTGGTTGAGTCTGCATTGTAAGCAGTGCTCAGTTTTGTGGGTCTGATATCTGGCAGGACACCAGAAATGCTTACTCTATTATCATCGAAATACATGCCATGGTTCTTGTGATTAACCTTGATATGTAATCCATCATTTACAACGTTTACAGATGAAACCTGAACATCTCCACCAAGTGAGAAGTTAAGATCAGTTGTAATACCAGAACTATTAACAAACTGAACTGTGTTAGCAGATCCAACAACAAAGTTACCTTGAACATTGTCAAGGATGAGTTCTTGAGTTACTCCGATTCCAGCAACAGACAATCTCATGTTCTGTCCAACAGAACTTAGACCGATGGTGTTAACAGTTACAACATCACCAACTTGATATCCAGATCCACCTGTTCCAAGAGTCGCTGCGATTGCAACTCCATTTTGAACAGTAATATCTGCTTTACCACCTCTACCATTACCAGTAACCGTTACCAGATCAACACCATTAAACTGGAACTGACCACTAGCAGGTGTGTAACCAAGACCAGCATTGACAATGCTAAGAGTTCCTGTTGCAATACCTGCTGTTGAAATCAAGTCGCCAGTTGCATTTGTTCCCAACTGAGAGAAAGTATTGCCAAGTGCATAGGTGCTGTCGCCAACTGTTGTTCCAAGACCAACTCTTAACTGTCTTGAAGTAACGACCAAACTATCTGGTTGCAACGTAGCAACCTGATTATTTGCCTTGGAGAGTTCAGGACTGTAGAACTCAACAGATCCAGACTCAAGGAAGTCTGCTCTATAAAGAACAAACTTAAGATCTTCCCACTGACTAGGTTCCCATGTAGAGGCGTTTTGTGACTTGAACAGTGATCCAAGATAAGGTTGGTTAGAGATGAATGTTTGAGTCAACAGGTCATTTTCACCAACTCTCGAAACTGCAACAGTATACTTAGTGGAGTTGGATGCAAGTGCGATTGCATACTCAGTGTTGTTACCCTCTAAGTATACTGGTGCTTTGAAAGTAAATGTAGTAGCCACAGATCCATCTGCAGATACATTTACATCAGTAGGATCAAGAACAACCTCGGAGAAAGGAAGAACCCTTGGAGATGGGAATCCATCCTTCATTGCACGAATCTGGAAGACAACAGGAATATCCATGTCATCCTTACTTCTAAAGTAAACATCACACTTAGTAATGAATACTCCAGTTTCATCCTCAACTAAGAAAGATTGTGCCAGAGGGTCATACCAACCAATCTGAACTCGTTCACTTCTTCTACCAGTGATCTCACTACTTACTACTTCAGTTCCAAGAGATCTATTAACATTTCTGCTTTGAAACTGCTGTCTGTTTTCAACACGAGCGTTTCTTACAGAAATGATATTTTCTTGGACGGTTTCAAGCGTACCGGAAGCAGTGTATGTCTCCTCAGAGATAGTTGTGCAGTCATCTTGATCATTGTCCTCATCATTAATCAGAACAAAAGTTTTCGTTCCTGTTTCAAATCTTGGATGATTTACATTATTAGGATCTGGAATAAAGAAACATCCGGTAACATGGGCAGAGAGATCTGTCACCAGTTTAACACCAGTGATTGTCGCTCTTGCTCCACTTGATGATCCAACAAGTGTCATGCCATTTTCGACATAACCAGAGAATGCACCTTGCGCTTCATTTGCAAGTGAGAATGTATCAACATTCAATATTGTCGAAGTTGATGAATATGTTGCGGGAAGTGGTTGATTTGTATATGGATTTTCTGGATAAGTCTTTGTAGGAACATTATATGCACCCTCTTTATGATTAGACTGTGCAACTCTAAAGGTTATACTAGCAGCAGTATTTGCAGTATCGGGTCCTAATCCAGTTTGAACCACTCTGCCAGTCACAGTTTCTCCTACTGTGAAGGTTCCTGCAACCATTTGGATCTCAAGTAGTTTAGGAACACAGTATTTTGTTACATCCTTTCCGTCAAAGAAGGCATACAAACGTGTAAGAGGTTTGTTTCTCTTCGAGACAAACTGAACATTTCTTGATCTCATGAACGGAATGAGATCTCTGCTTACAACTCTGTCTCCGACAGATGTTTGATCAAACTGCTCAGTAACAGCCAATGTAGTTCCAGTTCTAGATTCAATTCCTCTTTGAACTGTTTCACGAACTTCCTCTCTAAACGTAGTGGTTGTTCTTGTGCCAAAAGCAGTTCTTCCTCTTCCTCCCCAAAGAACACCTCTCCACTCTCCACCTTGAGTTTCTGTTCTATTTCTAGTGTTGTTTATAACATCAATACCAGTCCAGTTTGTTTCCCATGAATCCCAAACAATAGGACCAAATCCGGTATTAGGGTCAATCTGACCAGCACTAACCATATTATTGAAGGTTTCTGCGTAGTTACCCTCAGTATTGATGATTTTTGCTTCAAGTCTTGATTGGTCAACCCAGGTGTCAGTTGCAGGAGTCAGTTCCATTGTTCCTTGCCAGAAACTGATAAGGAATGGAGTTACATTTTCAAATCTTGTAGCAAATGTTTGTGCTAACCACACTACTTCTGCATAATCAAGAGTTACAACATCATTATTACTTCTTACATTAATACCTTCAATCGGTGCAAAGTTAAGATCAGCTTCCGAATCTTGATTTACAACTGGACCAAAAATCATATCAACAGCAGTTGTATGATGCTTTGCTCTAAGTTCTTTATTCTTAAGGTCAAGACTATTCTTCAGTTCCACGTTTTGTTCTTGTGGTTGGAAAGAACCAAAGTTGTCAACAAAAAATCCAGATTTAAATCTATTCAATCCATCAGAATCTGGGACAAAAAGATTTGCAGTATTTGTCTCAAGGAGAGACAAGGTGGTATAATATTCAAGATTTCTGATTCTATTTTCAAGACGACGGATATCCGCCATCTTATATCCCTTATGCTCTACAAACGAGAGTCCAGCAGAGGCAGTTTCATAGAGATATGGAGGTAAAGTGATTGTTGCAATCTCAATAGCATTGTCAACACTCTCAGGTTTTACAGGTCTCTCTGATGGTTCTCCATACTTGACCTGGAACGCTCCCTCTTTAGTTAAGAAGATTCTATCAATCCTACCAAGATAGTAAGAGAACGTGGTAAGAATAGATTCATCAGATGCTAAAGTGTTTGCTGCAGAATTGCCAGATGCATTGAAAGATCTACCCAAAAACTCAAGAGGAGATCTTGTCGATTCAGCAACTGTATAATCAGACACTCTGGGTCTAATGTCAATGATGTCTGTTAATCTCTTACCTCTAATAGCAGGAATATCTCTAACATAATCAAAAGTTTTATAAGATTCTACAGTAGTGATGTCACCATCATCTGTTGACTGGAAATATCCGTTAGAGAAATATACTTTAAGTTGCTTAGATGGTTCTGCAACATCTGATTTTCTCTTAAGAACACCGATATTGTAAATCGTTCCCTCTTGACCATCATTGAAGATGTAGTTTGAGGACACCTCAAAACTTGCCGCATCAAGTGTTTGAATCACACCTTCAATGGCAGATTCGGATGATACAATATTTTCACCCTCTCTAAATACAATGTCATTTTTATAAACAAAAGAAATCTGGGAATCAGACAGTTTCTCTGCAACTATGGCAATAGCACCAGTTGTTTGACCTGTAAACGATTCACCTACCACAAACTCTGAAGTGGTTGTAGAAGCACTATTTAAAGCGGTAAATGTTGCCTTTGGAGCCGTTGCCTCAGATGTATCTGCAGATTCAAAAACCCCATGGATTTCAATAATGTCAGGGACATTTAATGAAAGTTGCTCATCCTGAACTCTAGTTCCAAATGGATAATCTCCATAAGTAAGACCATCATTTAATGTTGTTGTCCCTGTGCCAGACGCACTTAACTTTGATTTATCAATAGTCAGGACATTGACTCTATTTTTGACTTTTTCTTTTGACTTTGGTTTTTCTTTCTTTAAGGTGGTAATGAAAGTTGCACCAGTGTTATCAGTTCCAAGATTGAGTAAGTTTAAAGACTTGCCACCATCTGTAAAGACAAGTCTGTCAGAGGTGAGAACCTCTGTTGTTCCGTCCGACCTAATAAGGGCATATCTCTCTTCATCAAATGGAAGGAAAGTTTCATTGTCACCTGCAGTTACTGCTGAGGAAAGTTGATTTCCTGAAATATTAACAGTAAACTCTTTTCTAATTGAAATACTCGCAGATGTGAGATCAAGAGTTGCTATATTATTTTTTGGGAGAGGAGTGAAGAGCGTATTGTCAGTCGAGGACTCTAACTTAGTCGTTAAAGTAGTAAAATCTTGAACTTCGATTTGAGTTGCGACTGTACCTCCGATTGCAACTCCAGTTACAGTTGTGATACCTGCGATTGTTATGTGAGATGATCCAACGGAAACAACTCTTGCAAAAACTGGATCATTAGTTGTATTACCCGGACGATTTACGTCTGAATAACGAACAAGATTATTTTCTTTGATACCTGTTGGGAATCTAGGGTTAGTGCTCCTAACAGTGCTTATTCCACTACGAGTCTCTGTGATGGTGGCGACACCGACAACTGATTGTGCAGACTGAATAGTATCAGCGTTGAATGTATATCCGGCTCCCACAACACCATGCAAAGACTTTACATCAGAGATGCCAAAGTTTGTGATTGCAACACCAACAAAACCACTTGCTACACCATTAAAGGTAAGAGGTTCAAACTCATTAAACTGTCCATCAACTTCATAAAGTGTTAATGACTTACTGGAACTTACAGCACTTCTAAGAAATGCAGTTGCTCCACTTTGTTGTCCTTTTACAAATGTTGGAATACTTAATGTATGTGCTTCGTTTAAAGTTACTGTGGTGAATGTCTGAACATCGAATAGGGAAATATCCCATTCATTGATATTAGAGTTGCTTGTGCTATAAGATCCAGATTCAAGTGAAAAATCATATACACGAGCAAGTCCTATTTCAGATCCAGCAGCGATAGTGCTTGCAGATCCTATTCTTTGATCTCTTAAAGAAACGGTAAATGTATTTCCAAGACCAACTTTAGGGGCACCATACACATTGTTTACTTTGACTGTAGGTCCAGTATTATAGATAATATCTTCATCTTCAATGGTTTTAGTTGTTCTTGGTTTTTGAAAATCCAAGAATGTAGGACCAACAGTTTCTACTTCAAAACCTCTTACAAATGCATGTCCTGGTGAAATCTTATATACACCTGCATCATCAGTGGCAGGAGCTCCACCTGGAGTAAACTGACCTGCGTTAAATAATCCTCTATTTCCTAATCCGTCATCAAGAGCGTTTATCACAGAAACGTCAAAGTCTCTTACCGTGTAATCACCAGATTCTGCATATGTTCTTTTTGCAAGAAGATCTAAAAAGTTTACACTATAATCAGTATTGATAACTTGAGATCTTAAAACACCGTCTGTTACTGTTGCGAGTTCAACGAAATCATCATCTTGAAAATCTCCAAGGGGTTTTTTACCAAGTCTTGCACTAATTTGTAGTCTATCAGCACCAGGTGCAGAGTAGTTGTTAAATCCCTGTGAGTTATCATTCAGAGTTTCATCAAGATCTGCAGTGACGATCTGCTCGGTAACACTTAAACCGATTCTATAATTAGGAGTGTTGCCATATTGATCAAGAATAAGGGTTTCAGTTGCAACATTTACAAACTGACCTCTAATAAAATATACACCGTCTTGAATCTGAAAAGAAGATCCAGTTACAGCGGCACCAGCAGCAAGAGTTGATGCAAACGCAGATCCTGCTTCGATGGTGGTATTACCAAGAAGACCTGATGTGATTACCTGGTCACATGATAGATCCTCTCCATCAGAAAATGTCTGGGTAGCATTATTTGTTGTGCTAGATCCCAAATAGTTGATATAAAGAGTCAGATTTCCTCTTTCAGAATCAGCAGGTGACAAAACTGAAGCAACAAATGCTGTAACACCTGATGTCAATCCAGTAATCTTTGTTCCTACAAGTTGATCAGCATACGCTGCAACTGGAACTCCTTGAAATGTATTGGCAAGTTGAATACCATAGTAATACTGACTATATCCTGTATTTCCTGGAATGACTTTTGCACCCTCTTTAAAGAAGTGCTTGCCAAACTTTTCGATTTGATCTTGTAATATTGATTGCAGCGTCGTAAGTTCTCTTGCCTGGACAGGATATCCAGGCTTGAATAGAACTTTATGAAAGTCATTACCCGCATCAAAATCGTCGAAATATGGTGCGACGTTGAGATTAGTTTGCTGTGGCATAATCCGTTAGAACTGCAAAATGACTTTAATATCTTCTTTTTGGTTAGATGACCTCGTGATCGATGGTCTATTGTCTACGTAAATAATATTACCAGAGTGCTTTCTAACCTCAGCACCTGCTACACCATTGTCAAATGACTGACCAAGGTAATATGTCCTATTATTTATTACGGTGCTTACACCTGTGAAAGAAGTATCAATCGCCAAGTTTGAACCCGTTGAAGGAACGATTGTAAGACTTCCTCCAGTTGATGGTGCTGAAGTAAACTCCTTTAGATCAAATCCATATGTTGGTTGAGTCTGTGCTGTCCCAACAGTGTTGAATCCAGCAAGAGAGCGATCTTGCCAATACTTAAGCACACCAGTTGTTTGATCGTAGTTAATCACTCTACCAACTGCTGTGGATCCAGTTGCAATAGTTTGAGTCACATATGAATCTGCCTCAAAAGTCGCTGAACTATATCCTGCACCCACCAACTTGATTGCTGGGACAGCACTTGATTTATCAGAACTTAAAATGGTTCCCGCACTTTCTTCTGGATTTTGAACAACACCGATTCTTGCTACCTGGTTCCCAGTAATAAAATCGGGGTTTTCATTGTCATTCTCGATTCTAGAATATAGGAGCACATTGTATGCGCCGAGTTCTCTATAAATGTCTGCACCATGACCACCTTGTGGAGTCATGATAACATCAAATGTTGGTCTAGAAGTTCCTGTAGGAACACCACCAGCAACAAGATCAACACTGCCAAACGAGTATCCTGAACCTTGATTGGAGACAGTCACGGTATCAACTTTTTGGTCATTATTGATAACGACCGTGCAAGTTGCACCTGTTCCATCTCCTCTGATGGGAACATTTGAATAAGTTCTGTTAGCAGTTCCAAGACCAACACCACGATCAGTGATTGCAACGATTTTGATTGATCCATCTACAGCATTATCTCTAACAGCAGCGTTGTCTGTGGATGTAGACCAATCAGACGGTACGGGAATGTAATCAGTAGTTTCAAACTTTACAATCTCGCTTGGTTTGATTCTAAAGAGGTACTTCCAAATATATCCATCACCACTGGTTCCTGCAGATCTTGGTTCGAGATCTGTAAATGTTGGTTCATCCAGAGAGGGTCTTCCACTAGGGTTATCTGGATCAGTTCCATTTTGCAAACAAATGTAGACTTGGTAGTCTTCATTCATTACAAAGTATGATGCAGAATATAAGTTAGTAGCACCAGATACTTTAGCAGTGTTTGATCTGCTATAATCGTGACGATAGTAGTCATAAGTCGTACCAGAGGACCATTGCCTCTTGGGCACCACTTGCCTTACATCAGAAGTATTGATTTTCTTCAGGGCAATCATTGTGTCCCAATAATCATTCTCCTGATCAAAGTTGTCCTTTGGAGAAGGAGGATTATTATTCCAATCAGACTGATAGTCTGCTGGATTGGGCAAACCAATAAAAGAATAGTATGTGTTGATGCCGACATCAGCCACAAAATTCTTGGCATTTAATACTCTTATTTGATCAGTTATAATAGCAGCCATTTGTACTGGTTTTTTTACTTATTTATTGTTAGTGTTGGACACAAAAAATATTTAGACTATGTAGTTTGTGAATTTCAAAGGATTAGTTCTTCTGACCAATCCAGAGGTAGAAATACCTCCAGTGCCATCTTTACCATAGAAGTTATATGTATAGGATTGAGCACGTCCTGTCAGATCAATACGTCCCCAACTGTAATCGCCCATGTAGTTGGATGTTGTGTATATTCCACCAGTGGTAGTTCCAAGTCCGACAACAGTTGCCTGAACTCTTCTAATATGAGTTGTTCCAATACCAGTGATATTAGACTCAACGGTTGAAACAGAGGCAACTTGATAAACGTTGTCAATGTATTCAGAACCAATACCAATCGTGCTACCACCATTATCTTTAGAAGTTATTGATGTTGTGGCAAGACCAACGTTTGAGTTGTAGACCATGAAATAATCATTTGTCGAGATACCACTAATCGTCACAGCAGTGCCGGTGAGTGATGCGTCTCTCATGAAAGACCCTGCAGGGACATGAAGATCAAGCACAATCTGAAGATCAGATCCAGAAGCAGTTGTACCGAATCCAACTACGATTCCATTATCACCAGCGTATGATCCAACGCTGTTTGTTTCAACATTAGAGGAAGGAGGAGCGATTAGTACTTGTGGTGGGTTCGTATTTGTATAACCTGTTCCTGCGTTAGAAAGCGTGATAGAAGTTACAACCCCAGCGGTGATAGATGCGGTTGCGACAGCAGTTGTTCCAAGTCCAACAGATTGTGCAGTATTTCCGATACTGACAGTTGGTGTGGTTGAATATCCAACACCACCTGAAGAGATGGAAATCGAAGATATTGTTCCCAGTCCAGAAACAATCGCTGTAGCAGCAGCCCCAGTCTTAGTGTCTTGAGATACAAGAGTTACTTTATTCTGGAAAGTCAGACTTGTAGCATCCTCAACCTGAGAGTTGAAGAATGGTCTGATATTATCAACATAGATGGTTGTAGATCCGATTCCAACTGACTTCAGCAAGTATGCTCCAGGTTGAATACCTGGTTCATAAAGTTCCCTGTCCTTACCAACTTCAATATTGTCAATAATCTTATCTTCAGTTTGTCTGCAGAGAGTCACTGGTCTTGTCAGATTTTCATCAGCAGTATTACCTGGTCCATAATAAGGATCAGTGGTGATAAGGTCAGTAGCGTTGATTTGATCAACAACTCTTACATCCTCATCAAGGTAAGATTCTTGACCACGACTTTCATCAGCAAGAATCTGTAAAGTGTCACCAATCTTGACAGGAGGAATGATATCTCTGAATACAACATCAACAGCACCAGTTCCTTTGTAGAAGATAATCTTAGACTTGTCGCCAACTTTAGGTGCTTCAGTGAATGTGATTGTTGAACCACCAGTGAAGATGTACCCTTCACCCGGAACCTGTAAAGTATCGTTGATGAATACAAGCAGAACATCCTGTACGTTGATGTTTGAACCTTTTGCTGCTCTGATAGTAATCAGCGAACCAGAGTTTCTCAATGAGAAAGCAACTGTGCTTCCATCAAACAAATTATCAAGGTTGTCCAGAACTTGTAAAGTTCCAAGAGACCATGCAGTAAACTCATCAGTGAATGTAGTTTGAACATCCAATAACATCTCACGATAAGAAGAGGTTGTTGGAATGCCTGTCAGACCACCGATAGGAACGGTCAGTTTTTCTCCTGGTTTATATCCAAATCCAGTATTGCTGATTTCAAAGGATATAATGCTTGATCCTTGTCCAACAACAACATCCATCTTTGCACCACTTCCTACACCACTGGAGACAGAGCTATATGTGAGTGCAATCCCACTATATGACAGGGGATCATCAAATATAACGTATGGAACATTTGAAGTCGTGTAACCAGTTCCTGGGTTTGTAATCGCTACACTTACAATGTTTCCATTACTAATAGCAGCAGTTCCTATAAACTCAATGCTAGGAGCACTTGTGCTTGACAGTGCAACACCAACATTGACAACTGTTTGAATACCAGCACGATATCCAGATCCACTGTTACCAATACTAATAGCAGAGATTGTACCAGCAGCGGAGACAGTGGCGGTTCCTCCTGCAGAAATAAGTGGTTGGAATCCAAGTCCTTGGTCTGTCATTCCAACAGAAACAATCACACCACCAACTGGCAGATTAGAACTGTTAACATCGTATGAAACAGAAGATGCAGTTCCTGAAAATCTGATGGAACTGATACCAGAACTTTCAACAATTGTATAATCACTGGTCGCACCTGGTCCCTGGAATACATCATTAATAAGAACGACAGCGTTCTCAGTTGAGATACCAGTTACATTTGATGACTCAGATTGTAAAGTGAACAACCTATCTGTGCCATTGAATCCGGCAGAGATATCATCAAGAACTCGGTTTCTATAATAAGTTTCATTTGAAGTATCTTGGATACCAGATCTTAAGAAGATTCTTCCTTGGAAAGAAGATCCCGTTGCGATTCCAGTCCAATCTCTTTCGTCAGGTCTATTTGTTGAAGTGCCGAACGGAGTTTGTCCGACAGGAGGATCAACAAAGTTAAGAATATTGTCAACAATGTTGTAGTTTCCAACAACTTTTGTTACCAAAGCATCAGTAGAGTGACCAGCAAGTGTTGTTCCCAACCATTGTCTCTGAACTGAAAGTGTATTTGTTGAACCAATACCAACACCAGATACTTTAACGATCTCATTTTCGATCTTAAGAAGATCTCCACCAAAGATAGAGTTGATTCCCGTGCTAACAGTTATTCGATCATCACTAGAGGTTGCGGTTCTGTGGAGATGAGTTGTAAGTGCAGTTGCAACGATTGGTGATTGAATGACATTATCAAGAGCCAAAATGCCCTTAGAGTTTTGATTACTAGCAACAAATCTGTGTGAGGTGCCGATTCCAACACTAGTGAAGTCAAGAACCTCTGGAGTTGCTTTCAATGCATTCTCTGCTGTAGATGCAAGTTTGATCTTGTTATCGTCAACCTTGATAGCAAATACAGTTCCAGGAACTTTATCAGTAGTTCCGATACCAACAAATGATGTTGATGAAATGCCAATCGCCTGTGTACTTGCAGCACCAGCATGAACATAAGTAAGTTGCTCACCAGTAACGAAGAAGTGATCAGGTAGTCTGATGGTATTATCAGAAACGCTAACAATGTCAGAGTCATCACCTTCAAAGTATCTCTCAAAGATTGGTCTACCTCTGTGCTTGAGTTCAAACGCTCTCTTAATATCAATATCAGTTCCTTGATATTGAGAGAATGTCGTTTCAATGGTGCCGTTTGTAAAGTTAACTTCAGATCTATCATCATCAGCATGTCTCAAAGCAACCATGAATACTTTTGCTTGTGCTTGGACATCTGCAGGTGGAGTGTAAACGAGTTCAACAGTTGCTGCTACGCCGACTGCTGCACCAGTGATTCTGGTTCCAATAGTACCAATACCAGATGTTGTTTCAATGATTCCAAACTCAGTATCATAAGTATCACCCGATCCATCATCAGAAATATAATCATCAACAACCAACACTTCTGAAAGCGCATATTGGTTGTTGGTGATGTCTGTCAACTGAACGATAAAGTGGGCAACGTCATACTCATTATCATATGAACCAATCACGTTCTGAATAGGTGAATCGGAAGATGCGATGCTAGTATTTCTCCCCTCAAGTCTTGCGTGATTCAGGTCCAGAGTTCCAATGCCTGTAGTGTCACTATTGCCAACACCAATGACCATCGCATTTACAACACCAGTGGTTCCGACACCTGTGGTTGCAGGAATGTAATCAACCTTGAGAAGACTGCTCTCAAGATAAGCATGATAAGTGCCATATCCAGCGTATGCATGTGCACCTGCACTCGTGGTCAGTTCACCATATTGAAGAACAGATACATTTGTTCCATCATGTACAATATTAAGATTATCATAAGCAAACTCATTATTGTTAATGTCTGGTGTGACTTCAACCATCAACTTGATGGAACTATATGTGCTAGCAATGCTCACAACATTAGATGTTGATCCAGCACTCAGTGCTACACTCTTAGTATCAATCAAGACAGGACCAATGCCTGTTGTTCCGACTCCGAGAAGATTGTCATCTAAGTTGTAAGAAAGTGTGGTGACATCATAGTTGTTGACAGAGGACTTGGTTGGGAAGAACTGAAGTTCTCCATTACCACCGGAAATTCTAAAGTCAAATGATCCCTGATCATACACTGTCTCAACACGACCATATTGGTTCATATAACCAAAAGAACGGTCGTGAATCAAGTCAACAATCATCAGTTGCCTTTGACCCACGAAGCGTCTGTCTTTAACGTAAGTAATATATTTCTGCGCTCTTACATCATCTAAGTCGAATGTATTAGCAATGCTGAAGGCAGTTGGTCTTGGGTTGCTATTAAACGAACTACTTACATCATCGATTGAAAGAACTCTGTTTCCGACCGACTCGAAGAAATCTGTAAGAACTCTGCTGGAGAATGTGATTTGATCAGAAACAATATTTGTTTGAGACTTAGAGTTCTCCTTGACAAGATCAAAGTCGTTGACGCAGTTAAGATCAATGAAACTTTCAAGTTGATAAACAGTATCAACGGAGGTCAGGTCAGTTGCAACTCCAACAACCATCGCATTTTGATTACCCTCTGGCAGAGCAGACTCCATTTGATAATCGGAGAATCTTCTAAATCCAAGTGTATGGTTGAGTGATCCAACAGAATCATTCCAAGTATCATAATCAACTCTTGATCTCAAAGAATAAGAGAAGTTCTGATAATAGAAACTATCCTGAACACGCTGCAAGTTATCATTCAAGAAACCAGAGTTGGTTTGGTTTCCTTGAGTTACCTTAGAGAGGGTATCAGTGTTAAGAGAGGAATCAAAATAAGTGATCGATGAAGCTACACCATGTGCATTGGAGGATTGTCCAATGATAATATCGTTGACATCAAAGTCATCATTTGTAGAGATTGAGAGAAGATTCGTTTTTGTATCAAATCCTTGAACGACTCCAGTCTTTGTTCCAGTCTTAACAGTCTCACCTTTAGCATAGTAGTTGGGTCTCAAAGTAGATGTGAAGATTGGGAAGAACTTTTCAGGGATTATTCTACCGATTGAGTTAGAAGAATCAAAGTCACCCACAATCTCTCCACTCTTTACCATTCCAGAGATGTTGAAAGAAACTGTTCCAATACCACCGTAGTTTGGAGTTACGGTCTTGATAGTAAACAAATCATAATCATAGTTTTCAGAGTTAAATCCTTTTCCAGTTGATCCAACACCGACGCTAGTTCCTTCAACCATCACCTTATCGCCAACAGTGAATGGGAAGGAGTCAGCAGTGCTAAATCCAACAGCCATGGTCACGGTTACATCTTCGGTGGTGGTATTGTATGCGATAGTGCTAATACCCACGCCGTTGGTGTTTTCAATGGGAAGTATTCTTGGTTCAGTGTTGTTAATACCAAAAGTGTTCTTCAGGATTGAAACCTGGTTATCACCAAGACTATACTTAAGATCAACATCTGAGAGTCTTGCATTTGTTTTACCGTCAAATACAATCAGTCTTGGTGCCTTTACATATCCTCTACCAACGGATGAGATCGCTACAGACTCAAACCCAGTCTGGGATTCAATCTGAACAATCTGTGGAAGTGATGTCGATGGTCTTACGGTTTTATCTACTTGAAAGTTAAATCCAATATCTTGAATACGAATCTTCTTAATGGATCCAATAGTATCGGAAGATACTGTCAATATGGCACCTGTTCCGATACCAGATGTTACGGTAGAGAAACCAGGCAATGAATAATAGTTCTTACCAGGATTTTCGATTGATACTCTTGAGATTGGTCCGGTTGTATGAGTACAATCAGTCTCATATGACAGTTTTGAAGTAGAAGAAATGTAAGAACTCTTCTCTGGTTTTACTGCAAGAGTATATGTAAATGAGTTAGTCGTAGCAGTCCCGATTGGGAAGATGCCATTGTAGGCACTAAACTCTACATCAATCTCATTATTAAGGAGAACGTCAGAATCAGTGATTATTTCTTGCTTTTCAGTCGGAAGATCACTCTCATAAACCGGATCAAGTTTGTAGTACAACTCATTTGGAGTGTCCTTAGTGATACTCAGGGTAACCTTAGCATCTGTGGTAATACCAACCGTTCCAGTTCTTACAACATTGAATACTGAACTCTCTTGGTTCTTATCATAGAGTTGTGAGAATGTTTTATCACGATAGAAATTAAGTTCAAATGCAGCATAAGAAGATGCTTGTTTCGTATATGACAAAGATGAATCAGATACATCAAACTCAACTGTGGAGTCTCTATAAACCTTCAATGGTGGATTGATACGTGAAATGGTTCCTGCTGCAGTGCTAGCAACACCAACTACTGATGGTTTGAGTTTAGTTGTCTCATAATAAGTGTTTGTCAGTTTGAAGTTATTATCATCTACCCTGTAAACATAGTAAATCTTATTGTCATCTAATCCCTCAGCTGGAGTGGAGGAAGTGTGGATGACTTTATCACCACTTACAAATCCGTGATTTGTAATCGTAAATGTATTTGTTGATGTATTAACACCAGTTGCAACAAAAGATTTTGGATCAATAACAAGTCTTCTGTTAAAATCATTATAAGATACACTAAACGATGTAGTAAGTGATGGATTAACATCCATGTATACTACATGATTGCCTTGAATACCATGTGTCTCTGCAACTGATACTGTTACGAGGTTTCGAGAAATATCACCAGTAATGACTGTGTGATTGGTTTTCAGGCTATGATATACTCCTGTTCCAATACCACTGAAGAATAAAGTTCTGGAATCACGGACTGTGCTACCAATTCCAACGAATACACCCGTTGTTCCCAAACCAACCTTCACAGTTGAAAGTCCAATCAGAGAATCTGAAATCTTAGCGACAAACAAATCAGTTTGATCTGCTAAAGTTGTACCAGCTCCAGCACCAGTTTCAAACGATATGATTCCACTACCATTACCTGGCGAATAAGTTACTCTATCGCCAGTTTCAAGTTCATGATTTGGAATGTAAAGTGCCTTTGTCTGAATAAAGATTTCAGTGATCCCAGTACCTGGATTTGAGAAAGAAATAGTTGTTCCAATGCCAACACCAGCAGTTGTGCCTAATCCAACAGTTTCAGATGGATTGAAATATATTTGCTTGTTTCTTCTAAACTTGTAATCAGTATTAAATCCAATATTTGCAGTAAGTTTCTTAGGAACTTCGTAAAGTTTAGTAGTTACTGTGTGTGCAGAACTTACAGTTCCATCAACTGCTCTAATTACTCTGATTCTTGAGAGTCTCTTATCAACATTAAGAACTTGAACTCTCTCAGTCCCAATACCTAAAAGGTCATTTTCTTTAATCGCAGGATAATCAATATTACCAGTAACGTTAAAGAAGGTAACAATACCCGTTACACCTACCGTTCCGATTCCAGAGGATGTAGTTCCAACTCCACTGAGAGCAAGAACATTTGACGAAATGCCAACTTTATATGCACCTTCAATCTCTGATGAAGTGGTTGATAATCCAGAGATTACTAATGTCTCACTATTATTGAAATTGTGAGGGTTATTGGAGAAAATAACATATTCACCCTTTTTACTAGACGGAGTTATTTCAACACTAGTAACTGTACTTGTAGCGACACTTACACTAGTAACAGATCTACCTGCAAGGTGAGATACTTTTCCAATAAATCCTTCGCCACCAGTGCCAGTATTATCTAATACAACATCGTCATTTACTCGATAGTTGTTACCTCCTGTAGAGATGCCAATACTCTTTACTGTCCCTGGAGAAGACGCAGTGATATCGATCTTCTGTTTCAACTCATTCGGGATAGGCAAATAACTATAGTTTACATCATCACCGATTAAGTTGTACGGATCAGTATTTCTAAGATAATCAGTTTGATTTAAATCAAAGGAATCTTGATTAGAACTTGCTTCAAAGTTAAACTTATTAGGAACTGCTTTAAAGTTGTCTCCAATCAAATACGGGAATACAGGTCTCTTAAAGTTCAAGAAAGGACCAGCAGAGTCAACTGTTGTTGTATTAACGGTTGCAAAGTATGCATATGTTCCTTTAGGGAACTCTGGTGTAACGCAGAATCTACCGTTATTAACATCAAGAACAGTTTCATCTGACAACTCACTATGAGTGTAATCCTCGATGAAGAAACCCTCTGGGAAAAGTGAGGTTGGTGGTCTGTTACTTTGTAAGTTGAGTTTATATCCCGACTTCATCTGGGCAACAACACCACCCGATTTAGTCACGTATCCATATGGACCATAAATCGGATATCCATCATATGCCCATCCAATAATTGGAGAGTGGTCAGAAGATGCAACCTCAACGTTATTAGCAATCTTAAGATCAGCATCTCCGTAAAGAACATTGCCTGCCTGGTCAACGGAGTTAAGTTCTTTTCTTAAACTTCTTGGAGCATACAATGCAGAATACTGAAGACCATAATCATTGTTTGTTCCAAGAGAAATAAATCCATCATCATTTGTAAAACTTTCAAAGTTTTTCTCAAAGTTATTGACTCTCCAGTTTTGAACATTTGCTGAGAAATCAACTCCTGATCCTGGGAAAGTGATACTGATTTCTGTATTGTCTTTTGAATATCCAACTCCACCCTTTACAACTGTGATTGACGAAATAGTGCCGTTACTTAATACGGGTGTAAGAACTGCGCCAAAACCATCACCAGAAATGTCAATGTCCGGTGGTGAGTTGTAGTTACTTCCAGCGTTCAGTACAATAACACTTTCAATAACACCATTGTTGATTACTGCTTCAGCTTGTGCATTTTCTCCAGAGAGAAGTTTGATGTTTGGATTTCTATCAAAGTTAAGAATTTCAGAGGATCCATATCCAACACCGTTATTTGAAAGGTGAACTGACTGGATTTCTCCTCTAAAAATAGGTTGAACTTCTGCTTCAAAAGTTTCTGTACCGATTGAAGATATTCCAATCTTTCCTTCAATAGTAACAGAAATGTCTTGATAGTTGAATGAGTGTGTTCCAACTCCAACTGTGGACAGATCGATATATTGATTTGTTCTGTAGAAAAAGTCTTTTTCAGTTGTGCCAGTGCCAATATTGATTAGTCTAAAGTTGTTATTATCTACTTTAGAAATATAATATTCTGTACCACTTGTTAATCCACCAATAGCGGTTCCATCCGCAGTATATTTTACGATTTCACCAGACTCATAATCATGATTAGAAATAGTTACTGTGTCACGAGATGTGTTGATTCCAGTTGTCGTAGTGGTTCTTTGCTTGTTTTCGTATCCTGAACCGGAGTCAGTTACTGTGATACTCTCGATAGAGAGTTTTTGGTTATATGATCTTATCTTGTGCTTTCCTAATCCAAACGATGTAAAAGTAATCGTGTTAATGCCTGAGATAGCATCATTCTCTGTATTATGTAAGGTGAATGAAGTATTGCTTACTGAAGATACAAAATATGATCCATCAGTTGTAATACCACCGATTGCTTGCTGTCCATCGGGGTTGTAAATTATTCTCTCTGCATTTCTAAACTTATGATAAGTAGATATTCCAATAACTGAAGTAGAGAGAGTAACTTCACCCGCTTCGATCTGTGAGTTGAATGTGACTTCATGGTAGTCACTTCTCATGTTTACAGAGGCTTGTGCTCCCGAACCATTACCACCAGTAATCCTGACTGTCGGAGTTGTTTCATAATCAAATCCTGGATCAATGATTCTAATCTCCTCAAGAGAACCAGAAACCGCAACATAACCAGTTGCACCTGTACCAACAGTATCTGAAATGTTGAGAACAGGGGGATTGACTACATCATAGTTTGATCCAGGAGATACAACTTCAACTTCATTCAGTTTTCCGTAAATGACTCTATCACTTGACTTATAGTTTCTGACTTCAACACCATTTACAAGGACACCTGTGAATCCTGGTTCTGTAGGATGAAGACTGCCATCTTCGTTAGGAAGAGAGACCTCTCTTAAGATTTTTTGAGATTCAAGAGTTCTAAATCTGAAATCATAAGGTTGCACCTTGTTGTCCGTAACGGAAGTTGAATCAATGGTTACAAAAGTAGAGTTAAAAATGTCAGTTCTGCTCTTTGCGAACTGAACAGTGGTTGAACTGATTCTCTTTATGAAATACAGACCCTCAGCGAATAAAGAGGAACTAACAACGTCTCTTTCATCGACTTCACCACTCTCATTAATAAACTTCTCTGTGGTTTTTTGTGGAGTATAGTAAACAGCATCTCCAGTATAGAAACCATGATCTGATGTTGATGTGATCTGATACTCAGTGCCTGAAAAAGTTCCAGAGAATGTTATAGTTCTGTCTGTGGTATCAATAGGTTGAACATTGTAAAAAGGAATAGATGGCGACGCTACCAGTAACTTTTGAGGTCTCTTTCTTGAATCTGACTCATTTACATAAACATTCTGAACATTTGCTGAGATATTGAGAACTGATGGAAAAACACTTGATGAAGCCCTTACAATCTTTCTTTTTATCGTATATGAATCAGTCTCAAAAAGTTGTCCTTGACCACGAACTCTAAATCCTGTCGCAGAGTTTACAGAGATAATCGTGCCAGTTTTTTCCGCTCCATCTCCACCAGTGATTCCGATAGTATCACCAACAACCAAATAATGCTCACTTGACAAAGTGATATCATAAGTTTGGTCAGAAACATCAATCAAACTGAGAGACTTGACTCTATATGTTGAGGCAACATTAAACAACCAGTTTTTCGATGCATAGTCTCTTGATTTTGCGCCGAGTGACTTTAAAAGAATATCATCACCCTTTGAATAGTATTTTGTTCTAGAATCAATGATTAAGTTATTGAGAACCGAGTTGATTCTTACTCGAATTGTTTCGCCGGGATTTTTAAATGATGATCCGTAAGCATAAGTATTGATTCCAACGCTTGAAGCATCAGAAATTGTTTTTGTAATGTTTGAACATCCAAAAAACTGATTAAGTGATTTTGAAGTGAAAGACACCACACCTGTGGTATTATCAGTATATTTTACATACAGTTCTCCACCTGTAGGAAAACCAACTGTAGAGTCTACATCAAATACGGTGGCACCAGAGGCAACTTGACCGATTACTTGAGTTTTTGGATGGATGGAAAATGATCCATACAAAGCACCATCAACACCAATGTCTCTTGCATATCCAGAGTCAATACTTAACTTATAAAAAGTATTCCCCGTCCCTACATTAACCTTCTCTACAGCGGTTATAGGGGCGTATGCTCTTGTAAATAAGTCTTTATAGGTATTCTGATTCAGAACTGAATCGAGGAGGTGTGTAGGGTCTCCTAGGACAGGCTCAACGACCAGATCGTTAGTTACTCGATAGTCTGCGTTAGATGGTGTAAAAAGAAAATCCCTAGGTTTGACGATTCTTACTTCTTCATTGTAAAGTGCTTTGAAAAGAATCTCAAAAGATCTATCTGTGCCTTTACTCCTGTAAAAATCTTTCGATTGTTTAATAAATGTATTTTGATTTAATCCAGCGGTTAACTCTCTACTTGTCAGTCCTGGAGTGAGTTGTTTTTTGAGTTTGGTAAGAAACTCATTCAGAAAAAGAATAGAAAGGTTTTCAATAGTTGCACCTTCTTCATGCGTTTCTCTAAGAGATGAAGAAAATACTAACTGCTCAGGATTATTTTCTGTTTTATATGATGTAATACCACTAAATCCTCTAACACAACCCGTAAAAGAGGAAGATGTTTTGCCCGTATAGGTAATGATTTCATCGTTTATTTTTAAAATACCATAAGTGTCTGGAAATCCAACAGTCCCTGTTGGAGATTTTGTCAAATCAACACTTATCGTTGTATCATTATAATCGACATCAGATCCTAAAATGACAGAATCAACGAGATTGGTATTTTCATTAAGTTTGATATACTTGTCAAGATTTTGAATCAGATCAACAGGTCCACCCTGGTACTCTTGTCCAATATAATATTGCTTTAAAAAATCTACAAGAAGTGGAAAATCTTCCCTTACATACGCAGGAACCTGGTTCTGGACTACGTTGCTGAAAAGTACTCTTTGTTCTGCCATTTTATGATTTTACTTCTTAGTAGGAATATGAACCGCCGCCAGAGCCGGAGGATGAGGAACCAGTTGATGTGCCGCTAGAAGCGGATGAGGTTGTGCTTGTTGTTGAAGATGATGTAGAGGAAGTTGTAGAAGTGGTTGTTGTAGATACATCTCTTGTGGTTGGTGTTGTAGAGATATTTGAAACATTTACAACTCTTTGTCCACTTGTTGTTCCAATATCACCCGTTACACGAACAAGAGCACCATTTGCATAAGATGATGATGTAATATAGTTAGACGCCGAGGGATCGAGTCCTGAAGCGATATTATCAACCACCATGTCAAAGTTGCTGTTAGTAATATCTAGTTGCAAATAAAGGTCCTGTAATCCAACAACATCATTTGAGTGAGGCACCGCAGAAAGTTCAATAATGGGTTGACCGTCTTTGATTTTACCTGCCTGAATGTTAATCGGATTTATAGTGATGATTCCTTTTTTGTAGTTGATACTACCAACATTCCTTCTAACTATTGTCGGGTTGGTTGAGTTAACAGAGGGCACGTTGAATAAGAAAAGCGTTCCATCGATTCTGTTAGTATTGGGAATATCAGAAATGTAAACATTCTGATTGATTCCAGCAACTTTAAACGCCGTAGACTTAATATTGTAACCGCCCATATTTTTAATATGGAACTCATTTCCAAAACCAATCTGATATTCGGTAAATGTATCGAGAACGACTCTAAGGTCTCTTCTCATTTCAACGGTTGTAATATTTGATGTGATTGATTCGTGACTATCGTCCAGAATCTTCAAAAACTTACTATATTTAAATCTTGCACCATACTTATTTAACTCAGTTGATTCTGAGTACTTATTCGCATTACTTTGCACCACTGATGAGACATATTCAGAACTTGGAGCAAGATTACTGTTATAATACAGTTTTGAGGTTACCTCAAGATAGAGATACTTGAGATCAAGAATCTCTGGAACAATACCGGCAACAGAAAACTTTTTAAGTCTGTTTCTGATATTCTCTTTTACCAGGTTTGGTAAGAAATCACCAAATCTGGGTTTAATGCTAATGAATACCTTTCCATATTGAGGTGGAATCAGTTCTTCTCCACCAAAAACAGAAATCGACTCAGTTTCTGGATAGATTCTTGATGGAATCAGTGTTTCATAGTCATCAGCAGTCAGAGCTCTATTCTGAGAAGCATAGATGCGTGGTGCATACTTCTTAATTGACGCCACAGACTCGATAGATTCGCCTCCAGAGGACTGTAAACCGGTGGTGACTAGGGAGATGCCCGATGTAACGTTATATTCGACAGAGTTCCTTGTATAGGTCAATCTGCCTGCAAATGAGAAAGAACTGACGCCATTACCACTATCACCTGATGATGTAATGTAGTTTATGGTTACAAAGTTACCTTCTTCAAGTGCTTGACCAAAAATATTATCACCAAAAAGCAGTTCATAACGTTCATCTTCGATTTCTTGAAGATAATAGATTTTTGAGTCCGACTTGACAGCAAAAAGATTTTCCTGTAACGTATATTTAACGGACTGAGTTGATTCTTCGTTTGCTTTGACGGTGACAGACATCAATCCAGTATCAACTCCTGAATTTGGGAGTGTAAAACGTTGAAATGGATTTCTTGCGCTAAACGTAAAGTTTGTAGACAGTAAAGACCCTTCGTAAATCGGAATATCATCAAATGTAGCAATTCCATCAAACACAGGAACTGTAATATCTTCTAAAATCGAAAAAAGGAATGATTGATTACCAAAAGTGCCAGAAGTCGTTGCAACAGGACCTTTTTTAAGAGTAATCGAGACGGGATTGGGCGAAATATTGCTTGCATCAACGAAAAAACTGATCGTGGCACGCGCTGCCTTTCTTGATCGGGGAACATATCCAATATTTCTTGCTAAAGCGACAACATTTTCTCTTAATGTTGCACTATCAATGAAAACCTCATTCGCAACCATGTTTGCGTTATATGAGGTGATGTAAGTATTGTACGCCAGCACATCAAGGATCGTCGATAAGTTCGATCCTTCAAAGTCATAGTCCGTAAAGTTGGAATTTGACTTTAAATAGTCTCTAAGTGTATTTTTGACTTGATTAAAGTCAAGATTGGAAAAGTTTGCTAGTGGCATTGTTACCTAGTCGGTTGCAAAACAAATTGTAATTCTTGTGCTGGAACATCGATACCAATAATGTCATAAACGATCGTTACGTTGAAGGCATTATCATCAAAGTTTGGATCTGCAAATACATTGCGTAATCTCACTCTTGGTTCAAAGTTTCTGATTGATTGACGAATCTGATCTTGAATCAAGTTTGCTGAAATATCATCAATGTTCTCAAAAAGTGATCTTGAGATGTCAGAGCCAAAATCTTCATCAAAAAACTTCTCACCAGGGAGGGTAAAGACAATATTTCGGATAGAACGTGCGATTGCTGTCTCATTTTTGATCGCAATAAGGTCACCATTCAGAGGATTAGTCTGAAATGTCGCACTAATATCCTTAAATGCTTGACTTACCCTCTCTAAAGGCATTGATTATACAAAAATACTATGATTAAGAGTTATTTATCACCCAAAAAGCGGTTCTGGATCGCTCTCAGGGTCGAAGATTTCACTTTCTTTGATCTTATCGCTCTTTTTAGGGGTCAACTTGTCATTTGAGATCTCACGAAGCATCTTTTGGTGCTGATTATTGCCCAAATTGTCTAAAAAATCGTTCATTTTTCTAAAATTCTGGTAAATTTTCTTCGTTTTTGCGCTCTTTGGCAGTTTTCCAGAAATAATTCTCATCATTTCCGAGTCCATCGCGGTCATGACCGTTCTCAACTTGGTAATATACGGTCGAAACCTTGAAATCTGGGATTTTTGGTGTCTCAGGAGTGAGTGAGTTGTCAAAAATACGAGTTCGGTTGTTTGGATACAGTGCAAACTGCCCATTATCGAGCTCAATCAGGTTATGAGACTTGTGTTCCGAGGGGTTCTCGGACGTTGCATAGTCAACTGCATCAGGATCTTGATGGTAGTTATCAATGGTGCAGATATATGTCCCTGTCTGGGGTCCATAGTCCCTTGTATAGCACTCATAATGCATACTACCTATAAACTGCTTCTGGACAACAGTTACGCCATAATCCATACAGTTCCAGAACTGAAGGTTATGTAACTCCATATCAGGTGATGGTTTCTCTGGTGAAGAAACAAATGCACTGATAGGTAACTTATCATACATTGCAGCATACTCAGGTAAGTATGTCTCAAAATAAAAAGCACGCCCAGGTATCGATTTAACCGACACCCAGACGCCCTTTACAAACTCACCATGACCACTTTGATGATCAGTGAGATATTCTTTTCTTACCCATACCTCATAGGAAGGTAGATTCGCAATCAAACAGGGCATACTTAATATTTCGTATCTTCCCTTATTTAACCTATTGGAACCTAGAGCTTCCCGGATAAACCATACAAAGGTATGTAGGTAAACTCAACTTTTAACGACCTTGACCTCTGTAACGCTTCTTTGCACCATTACGAGAAGTTGCGGATAGTTTAGTGTGTTTACCCGAGCCTTGACGAGTTTTTTTCGGACGACCCTCAATGTAACCGCCACCTTTCATTGCTGCCATAATCTATACCTCAAAGAACACGAGTTTTTTCATGACCAACACGAATCCGTGGGTCGCACCAAATATCAAATCCTTCTTCCTTTGCATCGAGACAGAAGGAGACATCCTCTCCACACATGTCTTGTACTGCACCAGATTCAAAGACTTGCATCTTAGGTGCAAACCAGGGATATTCCAGTTTCTCGAAGACACCCTTCTTGATCAATACCCATCCAAAACCTGTGTAATCTACGGTGAATGGTTTGCGTCGCTTTGAGATGCTCTCTACAGTCTCATGATTCATCACACCACCATTGTTGCGAAAATCATCTTCCTCCAACCAGTGTGCGACAGATGTTGTTGACCCATCTTCTGTGGCATACCATCCTGCAACAACTTCCTTCTCTTCTCCTTCAGCAGGCAGTGCAAGGTCACACAACTGCCAGAACTTGTTCGTGTCAAAGACAATATCCGAGTCGATCCAAAGTTGATAGTCATACTTCAGCTTACCATCCCAAGGAATCTGCTTTGGTCCACGCAGTACATTTGCGCCAAGACACTTACAACGTGCAAAGTTAACCATCGAAGAATAGTCTTGACTAATCTGAATCGCAACGCCAGACTGTACCATATCAAAGCACAGCTGTACGAAGTTCTTCAAAAATACATAAGAGCACCCACGACCTGGGAGACAGAAGACAATCGTCTTGCCTCGCATACGCTCTTTGATTGCTGCAATGTCCCACTCTTCTTTCTTCTTAGTGGGCGCATTCGCCTTTACTGTAAATCCTTTTGCCATAACGTGTTGGTTACTTCAGTTCAAGTATAACGTGTAATATGTAGTGTGTCAATAACTATCACACCCTTCTGGTTCTGTAGTGTTTGCCGCACCACCTCCTGGGACCACTCTGCACTCCTCATAAGACAAATCCTCAAGTTCATAGTCAGTCTTCATTAGACCAACCATTCCCTTGAGGGTTTCCCATGTACTATTAAACTGTTCCTCACTTAGATTGTTATATAAACATTCCTTTTTCGCATAGATGTGATAAACCTTATCAGTCATAAAAATTTTTGGGCGATTTTTTTATTATAAATGGATTCGCAATCCGCTTTATATATCCAGGTCGATCTGTCACCTCTGTAGGTTAGGGTAGTTAGGGGTTTTTATCACGCCGCCGCGCATAATAACAACGCCGCCCCCAAACACTGTGGATCACGGTGTTACTGAGAGTCTACCACATCACGCAGAGACTGTCAATAGCACCACGCAGAGTGACTGTTAGCTAGGACTGCTAATCTACAATCGTTCGTTTACTCCTTCGTCGTAAACATCACCAACGGACAGGTACACTCAGATCCTCTACATATGCCTCGACCTGTTCATCACCACCGAGGTCAAAGATATCCTCCCATGAAATCTGATGAGGATCAAAGTCACCGAGCACGTCAAGTTCCAGTGTGATTCTATAACGTTGCTTCTGTGCCTGACTGTAAACGACTGACATGATTGACTCCGTTGGTGTGACTTAGATAGTATAGGGGACCTGAGAGATATTGTCAATCTTCCACCTGTTATTTATAAGCACGACTGATAAAAACACGATGTCAATCCCCACAAAAACTTATGCCCGCCCCCTTGACATTTCTCCGAGAGCGTGATAGACTGCACGCTAAGATCACGACTCCCAGACACATTTATCAACCACTAATAATCACGCATAAATCACACTTAATACGCCCCCAAGTAACCACGAAGACACCACAGATACACCACTAAGTACATCTTACATATAAAACGAAAGTATATTTATAATAGCATTTATAAACGATTTTTATACATTTAGTGTAACGGTAGATACAAAAAAAGGGAGGAAATGTGTCCCCCCTATCTTACACGAACGAACGACTAATCAAGCACTAATTGAT